ATATTTCTTTCCATTTTTCTCACTCTAGGATATAAATTCATATGTTTCCATATTTTTGTTTTTTCCATTTTAGTCACCCACTTATATATATTTATGTACTTCCATATTTATAAAGCTTTCTATTTTAAAAGGGAAAGCTTTATAAATATAGAAGTATATGTATACATATCAAAGGGTGATAAAAATGACAGATTTACAAGAAGTTGCAAAAACAATAGTTAACCAAATAATGGCTATAGACAAATGGGCTTTAGGTGCTTGGGGTTATAATAAACCTATGGTATATACTAAAGATGGGAAACCTACTTTAGGATTTAGATGTAGTGGGACAAAAGTTAGAAAAGGTGGATTTTGTGAAATTAGTTTAAATGAAGCACAAGATTTATATGAAGTTAAATTGTTTAGAATAATTGGTTTAAATCAAACTACATTAGGAGCAAAAACAGAAGTTTTTTGGGAAGATTTAGTGAATGTTTGTGATGAGTTAATTGGGTAAAATGGTAGATTATAAACAAATAGCAGAATTAAAAATTAAAATAGAAGATTTAAAATTAAAAATTAATATTTTGAAAAGAGATAGAAATAATAATAAACTTAATAAATATACTAATAATATAATAAATGAAAAAATTGATGATTTAGTGGATGAATTGGAAAATTCAAAAGATTTATTAACAATATTATCAGATTAAAATGGTAAATAATTATAAATTAGGAAAAAAACATATGACAAGAATTGAAAATGCAAGAATGTTTAAACTACATGAAGGTGTTAAACATAATCTTGAATTTATTTTGGAACCACATATGGATATTTCTGGAACAGAAGTGGCAGCTAGAGATGAATATGGAAATTTAAAAACAGAAGCTGATTATTATGGCATTAAAAAAAAAACAGCTTATATTATAGAAGTTAAAGTAAATTATAGTAAAAAAAATAAACAAAAAGCAATGGAACAAACAGCTTTATTTTATGAATATTATGTTAAAAATTTTGAAAAAACATTTAATACTGAATTTGATAAAGTTGTATTAATGATGGCCCATAGTGAAGGAATCAAAACATTAAGAATTTATAATAAAAATATAAGAAGGGGTATGAGTGAAAAAGTATATCAAAAATAGAAAGCTTTATAAATATGGAAGTATATGTATATATATCAAAGGGTGATAAAAAATGGAAAATAGACCAAAGTTAAAAATAATAGGAAAAGATGGTAATGCTTTTTTTATATTAGGTACTGCTCAAAGAGTTGCAAGAGAAAATGATATGGATTGGGATAGTATTTATAAAGAAGCTACAAGCGATGATTATAATCATTTATTAAGAACTATGATGAAACATTTTGAGGTTTGTTAAATGATAAACAATAATGTTTATTACGATAAAAAATTTAAAAGATTTATTCAAGTAAGACAGCCAATCAGAGATGGTTGGATTTGTGGTGGTCTTTGTAAATATTATGATGATGCTATTACAAATATTCAAAGTATTAGAATATCTGGAGAACATATTAATAAAAATTTTCTTAAAGTTGATTTCATTGATGAATGTCAATTTGCAAAATTTGATGGAATTGGTTGGAGAGTTATTGAAGAATGATAAAAGCAAAATTAATAAATGTTGAAATAATAAGAAAAGCTATTGCAAATTATATGGGTTCAGAAGGTTGTAGTTGTTGTAGAAGTAATAATCATGAAGATAATAAAAAAGTAATTGCTGAACTTTTAGAAGTTCCAATGTTTGATGATGAATCTGGATATGATTTTTATAAATTTATGGATAAAAAAAATGGATAATAAAAAATTTAAACCAATGTTAGGTGTTGAGGCACCAGAAGATAAAACTGAAATTAATTTTCCAGTTATTGCAAGTTTTAAACTTGATGGAATTAGAGCAATTTTTCATCCAGAATTAGGATTAGTTAGTAGAAGTTTAAAACCTATTAAAAATAAACAACTAAGAGAAAAATTTTCAGATTTAATTAAATATTCTAAAGAAAATAATATTATTTTAGATGGAGAATTTTATGAACATGATTTAACATTTCAACAAATCACTAGTTTAGTAATGACTGAAAATTTTATGGAACCAAAAACAATTAGTAAATTAGTTAAATCAAATAATGAAACATTATTAAATATGTATGATATGAGAATAGATTTAAAATTTAACACTCCACTTAAATATCATATTTTTGATTGGTTAGATTTAAAATATGGAAATGAAAAAGCTTTTTTTAATGAAAGAAGTTTTGATATAAATTATTATCTTAAAAATACAAATCACATCAGAATAGTAAATCAAGTGTTAGTTAATACGTCAGAAGAACTTGATGAATTATTTGAAAAAGCAATTAATAATGATTATGAAGGTTTAATTATTAGAAATCCAGAATCTCCGTATAAATTTGGACGTTCAACTGTTAAAGAACAAGGAATGCTAAAATATAAACCGTTTGTTACTTATGACGCAAAAATTATTGATGTGACAGAAAGATTTGAAAATACTAATGAATCTTTTAAGAATGAATTGGGACAAAGTACTAAAAGAAATACTATTGATAATAAAAAAGGAACTGGAATTGCTTCAGCTTTTGTTGTAAGATTGATGCAAATAGAAGAAACAAATTATGATTTACCATATAAACCAAAATTTAATGAACTTAAGGTGACTTTGACGGGAAATGAAGACTTCAGACGTGAAATCTGGGACAATAAAGAAAATTATGTAGGTAAGATGATAGAATTTAAAGGAATGGACGTGGGGTCTAAAAATGTTCCTCGTCATCCAACTTTTTTAAGATTTAGGGAGGATAGACAATGATAGAAAAAAAAATTAAAGATTTATTAGAAAAAGATACATATGATGCTCCAATTTTTGGAATTGGTTGTGATTGTGGTGATTCAATTAATAATTTAATTGGAGATTATGAAGAATATTTTTTGCAATATTCTTATGATTTAGAAAAATCTTGTAAACCTTTATTATCTGTTGGAAATAATGATAGTGATTATTTAATTATGATGAAGTATAAAATAGACCATAAAACACATATGCACAATTTATTTGAATATAAGCAATTTAGGGAAAGGCATTTATAAAGCTTTCCATTTAAAATAGATAGCTTTATAAATATGGAAGTATATAAATATATATAAGTGGGTGATTAAAATGATACAAAAATCAAAAGCTAAAAAAGATAATTGGGTTGTCTGGATTGGTAACAATGCACTGGGTAATTTATTAGTAAACAAAATTACATCAGTACGTGGTGGTAATATAAGGATTTTATTAAATTCTTATGTTAGACCTATCATAAATAATGAAAGTATAGTTAAAATTTTTGATAGTGAAGAAGAAGCGTATGATTTTATACAATAGGTGATTAAAATGACAGAAGGAAAAAAATTTCAAGACATGAGCAGGGATTTAATGCCACAAATTGAAGGTGAACCTTTTGAACTATTAATTTGTGGATGTATTGAGGCTATTGAAGAGGCCTATAAATATGAGGGTGAATTATAAATGGGTTGGTCAAACAAAAAATCTGATGGATTTAAATTCTTATCAGATAAAAAAATTGACCAAATCATAAATAAATATTCAAATGATTTTAAAGATATTAATCAAAATAATCAAAATAATATTAAGAAAAATGACAATCAATAAATTATTAAATAGGCTAAAAGAACATGATATGATAACATATGAACATTCTATGAGAGTTGGGAGATTGAGTAGTATTGTAGGTCGTGAAATTGGTCTCACCAGGAGTGATATTCAACATCTTTTTGTTGTTGGTAGTTTACATGACATTGGAAAACTAAAAATAAGTCCAGAATTATTAAATAGTGGTGAATTAACTAAAGAACAGTTTGAAGAAATGAAAAAACATCCACAATATTCATTGGATATTTTAAAAGACTATACTAAATTAATCCCATCAGAATATTATAGTGGAATTATTGGGCATCATGAATGGAAAAAAGAAGGCTATCCTAGAAAAAAACCTAGACAAACAGCTCATTCACATTTGGACCAAATTGTAGCTAGTTGTGATATTGTTGACGCTTTATTTAGTAAAAGAAGTTATAAATCTGCAATGTCTAAAAAAATTGTAAAAGAAATAGCTGAAATGGAATTTACTGGAAATAAATATTATTTAGAAAAATCTATTGATTTATATTCCAAAATTACTTAAAAAAACATTTATCAAATATGCAATAGCTGAAATAACCGAAATGATTGCACCAAATATTGTTGAATATTTCAATATTTTTTTTTCAACTGTTGAAACTCTATTATTTAAATCTTTCATTGCTTTATCAAAATAATTACATCTTGCTTTTAAACTTTCAATATCTTTTTTTGTCAGTGCATTATTTACATTTTGTTGATTCATTATCCGCATTAACTCCTTTATATCTTTTTGCATCTCATCAAATTTTTCTGACATTGTTCTAAATCCAGTTTTTAGTTCTATAATATCATTTGAGTTCATTTTATTTTAATTATTCCCATTAATATATAAATCGGAGTAAATAATGAAACAATAAAATAATATCTCAAAATTCTCTTCTTTAATTTTTCTTTAATATCTTTTGGTAATTTACTTTTTTCTAAAAGTGTTACCATATCTAGTAAGAAAATTGCGTCCACTACAGTTTTTTCAAAAATATTCAATTCACAACTATAATTCAAATCATGTTTAAAACATGCCTCATTAAATGGGAATACAACCCCTAATTTTTCAAGATAATTTTTAATCTTGCTCAAAAACTTTTGATGAATATACATACCACAATAATATTGTGATTTATCAAAACCATATTTTTTTAATTGTGTTTTGTTTGTAACATCCAATTTTAATAATTTTTTATCTAATACCATTTTTAAATTCCCATTACCCAACTTTCTCCAACTATTGCATTTGCTGAACTTACATCTGTTTGTATAGCACCCAAATATACATAAATTTTAATATTAAAACCATTTGTCTTTTCCAAGGCAGTAGGTTCATAATAATATTGCAATATTTCATCTATAATAACAGTTAAAACATCATCTTGTAATGAAACCCTATTTGTAAATGTTTTTTTTGTTGTTTCAAAACCAGTTTCACCTATGTCAATTCTAAGATAATATAATTGTGCTCCACGATTAAGATAAATTACTTGATTATGTTTTTTTTCAATTTTAACTTCAATAAAACTTTCAACATCTCCTGCAGATATTGCATGAGTTGCAACTAAAGTTGGTGTAGTAGTGTTATTGCTACCACCTGTTGCATCACTTGTAAATTGATGATAAGTAGATGCTTTAAAGGTGTCATTCATATCAGTTGAACTTGTTCCGGAACCTGAAGCAATCGCCGTTCCGCCTGTTATTGGATTTTTATTTGCCATTTTCTAATTTGTGAATATTATCCTCCAAATAAATTTTATTGAGATTGTTGCGTCTTTAACTTTTCCACCAGAACTTAATAATACATCAGAATAATTTAATAATTTCCATTCATGTGTTGACTCATCTGGGTCTAATGGATTATAATTCAATAAAGTTGTTGTTGGCCCATGACCAATTAATCCAACCTTTTTAATTGTTCCATTTCCTTCAGCTGGATTTAAATTTAATGTATTAACAACTTCAAATCCACCTGTAATTGCATCAACTGTTTGTACATCAATTGCAAATCTTTCATATTCACCCTCAACAATAGTATCAGAACGAGCGGCAACAGAAGAACCAGAACCAACAGCAAAAAATCCCATAGGATAACCAGAACTAGAACCTATTAATAATTGAGCAATATTTTGGTCTCCAACGCTGGTTATAAGATTTTTTTTCTTAAATACTTCAACCCAATTAATTCCATCTTTACTTTCATAACATTCTAATATTCCAGTTATTTTTTTAAAATCTTTAATTTCCATCGTTTAATTATAATATATTTTTTATTATTTATATAACTTCACAAAAATTGTGTCTCTGTGCCTTCACCAGTATCATATGTTGTTCCATCATCCCAATCAGAAATGTCCCAAAATGCTCTCGTTCCTATTGGTATTTCAAACCCTGTTAGATTTTCTAATATATCTAATATATCTTGAAATATTAAACCATCTTTTAAAATATCATCAGTATCAACTTTTTTTAATTTATCTAGCTCTTTAGAAAGTTCAATAATTTTTTTAGCATTCTCATCTAATACTTGAGCAAGTTCAAAAGAAACTTCATAATCTTCTGTAATTGTTTCAGTAAAACCAACAATAATATGTTCACCATTAAATCTACCAGTTAATAACTCTAATGTTTCATACCATTCAAATTCATTTGTTATTAATGCTGATTCTATTGCACCTTTAACTTGTATTACTAAAAGTTTTGCAAGTGTATTTTTTGCAAGTGATTCAGCTCTGTCTTGTGTTAAAATAGTTGGGTCTTTTATTACAAATTCTTTTAATTTAGTTGCAAGTGGGTCTTGTTCTTTCCACCATACACCGGTTTTAAAATTGTTTCTAATATCTACAGTTTGACCATTTGTAATTGTTAATAATTTTACAAATCTTTTATCAGATGTTAATTCCCAATCAACCCCTTCTGTTTTTATTATGCCATTAAATTTAACCCATACAATTTCATCAACAACATTAGATAAAGTAATTAATGTTGAATCTCCTGTATTCCATGTTATTTGGTCTTCATCAAAATCTGTTGTTGTTTCACTACCACCAATAACTGTTATTGAATTTTTTATTGATAATCTTGATTCTCTCAATTTATTAGACCCTCTTTTAACATTTCCACCAATACCATCAGCCAAAGTAATTCCAGAAGAACCTTTATTACTATCAAATATTATAGCAACATTATTTGGATTTATATCTAAAATCCAGGTTGTTTCTCTTTGTAAATCTTCAAAATGTTCATCTAATCTTTGAGATTCTGCTTTTACTTCGTCTATTATATAACCAGTTGAAACATTAATTCCAGACACATCAACTTCAGGAACTTTTTCAATTAATACATTTTTTATATGTTGACCAAAATCAATATTAGTTGCAACACCTGTCCAATATCTATCTATTAAAATTGAATTTCTTCCAGTACAAGTTATTGTTAAATTTTTATTGTCTGAATCCGGTGATACTTCAATAATCTCACCACCAAATCTTTTAGATTCATTTGTACCATCAATTTTAACAAAAAATTGCACATCATTTCCTTCAGTAAATTCATTATCATATAAACCGGTACCATTATCTAATTTAAAATTGAATATAGAAATTTTATTCTTTTTAGTATGTACTAAATCAAAAGCTTTTTTTAATATTGTCAAACCACCAATTGATGATAAAGTTGATGGAACAGTAAAAGGCACAGTTAAACCCCATACACTTCCACTACTTAAACTATTACCAAAATTTATATAAGAACCATCATCCTTTTGAATTTGTATCCTATATTCATAGACCATTTAAATATCCTCACTAAATATTAAAGTATATTTGATAAAATCATGATTTTTTCTAAGTGGGTCTAAACTATCAATTGAAACATTGGTATATGAATCACCCCATTTATCAATAAATGTTAAACCTGAAGTTCCAACTAAAGCCTCTATTTGTTTATATGCTGCTTCTGATTTTACATAACCATTAATAGTCCATGAATTATTTGTTAAACCAATATTAGTTTTAATAACTCTTGAATATCCAGCAATAGGATTTGTTTTTTTTAAAGCAGATACCTTTTTTTTATCATCACTAACATTTAAAGTTACACCACCCAAACTAACCATTTTATTTTGTCACCCATGAACCATTTTCATAAAAATTAAATTGATTATCTGTAGTATTATAAACAATCATTCCATTAATTCCAGTCATTGCATTTCTTTCTGTTGTTGTAACATTAGCAACAACCATTGTTCCTGTTACTGAATCTGCTGTTAAATTTCCTTTTGAATCAAAAGTATATCTTTGTTGTAAAGCTTTTGTGCTATCTGCAACTTCAACAAATAAAGCAGAATCTTGATAACTAGAACCAGCTTTTGCAGACAATCTTGCCATATCAATACTTCCAGCAGTATTTTCCCACATAATTCCTAAATGGGCTCCTGCACTAGCAGCTGCATTTCTAAGGGTCAAAAAATTTTTTGATGGTGATGTTGAATTATGTTTAACAATCATCATATCACTTGGGTCTTTTGCTAATCTATGAAATTCAATAAAATTTTCAAAACTTGAGTCACCTGAATTTCTTCCATTTAATTGAAAAGCATCTCCTTGACCTGCTAATTCATATTTACCAGCTGGACTAACTTGGTCTGTTTCTACAAATTCAATATCTGGATTAGGTGAATCTAATCTAATACTAGCTGCTCCACCAGCTGTTGAAACATCATTAATTCTTACTAGTGGTCTATCAAAAGCTGCATTAGTTGATTCAATCAATAAAGGATTAACACTTGCACCTGGAGTAGATTGTGAAGTAGATAATTTAATCATATTATTAAGTAATGAAGTATCATTGTCAGTCAATAATATTGCTTTTCCTGTTCCATTTAAATCTCCTCCTAATTCTGGAGTTGTATCTTCTAATAAATCATTAATTCCAGTATTAATCCACGCACCATTTTCATATTTTTGAAATTTATTTAATGTTTCATTATATATTAAATCTCCATTAACAGGTGTTAAAGCATCTCTTTCTGTTGTTGTCAATGATTTAACTTGTAAACCTGCATGATTAACAATAGTTCCTTCAAATTTTAATTTTTGTTTTAACCCATTTGTTGAAACTTCATTCACAATTGTTGCCGAACCATTTAACCAATTAGCATCAACAACATCTCCAACACCATCTGCAAAATCTTCTTTAATTACCATTTTAACTTAAAGTTACTCCTCCTTCTATTAATCTTCTTCTATCTCTATCATCTAAGGCAAGCATTAATTTATCAATTGATGCTTGGTCTGTTAATTGATTATTCATAATTGTATCACCTGTAATATTTACTTCTTGTTTTGATTCTCTAAAAGCTTTTAAAAATTCTTCATCCCTGGCAGCTTTATCAACTTCTCTTTGTTTTTTATCGGATTCAATTTCTTTTAAATCTTCTAATAATCTAGTTCCCGCACTTTCTAAACGGACTCTTCTCTCTTCAGTTATTTGTGTTAAAGTTTGGGTTGGTTTCAAACCAGAAACTTTTGCTTCAGTCAATTCAGTATCAATTTTGAATTTTCCTAAATCAATATTTTCTATTTGTTTGAATTCTGGTAAAATTTTATTAACTCCATTAATAATACTATTAAAAAAATTTTCTATTTGACCAGTCATTCCATTTATAGCATTAAATGTAGTCAATTTAATACTTTCCCAAATGAATTCCCAATTATTAAATAAAAATGATAAAGTATCTGTAATTGTTCCAACAGATTCTATAATAATAGTTGTTAAGAATTTAATAAGTGCAACATTAGTTTTTATACTGTCAGCAATTCCTAAAAAATTTCTATCCCATAAATCTTTAAAAAATCCAATAATTCCACCTATTAAATCGAAAGTACTTTTAAAAGTTGAACTTAAACCATCAAATGTATCAATTATAAAATCTTTATTTTCTTCAAATGCACCCCTAACAAAATTAAAAATATTTGTTAAATTTTCACCAATGAATGTAAAAGCAACTTCTGCATTTTCTTTCCATGCTGTAAATATTTCTGCTGCTGCTGTTCCTTCTTGTGTAAAACCTTTTAAATTTGTAACAAAATCAGCAATTTTTGTAATTCCTTTTGTAGCTATTGGCAAAAATACTTGTCCTAATTCAACACCTAAATCTTCAATTCTCGCTTTAGCAATTCTTGTTTGATTTGCAAAAGAACTTTCAGTTCTTTCAAAATCACCTATAGCATTTTTGGATTGCTCCATTGCAAGTTCTAAAGTAGCTTGAGCTTTTGCTTGTCTTAAAGCTTCACCTGTTAATTCACCCATACCATTTTTTAAAACTCTAGCATTAACATCAGCTTCTAAAATAGCAATTCCATAAGTTTTTAAAGATTCTCTTTCACCTAATAAAGCTTTTGTTAAAGCCTGTGAAACAGCTTCAGCACCACCTGTTGCATTTGTAAATGATGCTAAATCTACAGCTAATTTATTTACTTGTTCTGACATTCCTAAAGCTTCATCTCCAGCAAAACCAAAACCAGTCAATAAATCCCCAGTATCACCTAATAATTTTTTTGCAGCTTTTCCAGATAAACCAAAATTTTTTTGTAAATCTTTTGCAACTTGTTCAGATTTTTCAGAAACATCATCAAACACAACTCCAAATTTTGAAGCAGTTTCTTCAAAATCTGATGCTAAATCTATAGCTTTACCAATTCCAACAGCAGCAGCAGCACCAAAAGCCGTGAAAGCTAAAGCTCCTGTTTTTGCAAGAGAACCAATATTTCCAAAAACTGATTTAGATTTTTTATCTACTTTATCAAATACTTCTGAAACATTATCATCTCCGTTAATTATTACTTTTACACTTTCAACTGTTACCATTTTTATCTATGTAAATAAAAAATGTTATTGCAAATAAAGCCGACTGGTCTTTAAAACCTCCAGCCCTTGGCAATATTTTATATTTTTCAAATATATAAACATCTTCTATAATTGCCCCCATTTTACGAGATACAGGGAGACCACTTTTTGCTCTCGTTAATTGTTTTTTATTTCTTGCTCTTTCAAAATTTTTCCAACAAATTCATCTAATTCTTTTCCAACTAACATTGGACATTGTTTTGCATCAGAAATATTAACAGGTTTTCCAGTTTCATCTTTAACTGTTCTAAGAATTAATTCTCTTGTGAATTTTCCTCTTAACATTCTGCTTCTATTTTCATCATCGAAAACAGTGCAATTATCTTGTAAATCTAATAAATCACCATATGAAATATCATTTATTGTGAATTTTTTTCCATCAATTATTTTTTCTACCATTGTAGTTCCTCGATTTTAACATTATAAAATCATTAGAGGATTAAAGTTTTGAAACTTTTATTGCCTTAGCAAATCCTCAATATAAAAAAATTTATACTTTAAAAAGTATAAGTCGCATTTGTTGCATTAACTTCAACAATAGTTGTACTTCTAACTTCTGCAACACTTGCCACATCAATTTCACCTTCAACTGGTGTTGGTTCTGGATGTGCATTGAAAACAACTTGATGTGTAATTGTTAAACTTTCTGTTCCTCTTGCCCATGTTATAACAACTGGTACTTCTGTTCCTGCTTTGAATGGTGTTCTTGCTGAATCTGAAGCCAATTTAAATCCTAAATTTAAAGCTTCTGTTAATTCTTGAGGACAAGGTTCATCGATTGTTTCTCCTAATTGTTCTTGACTTAAAGTGTTATTTCTTGTATATTCATAATTTGTAATCTTTAAATCATTTCCATTAACTGTAACTTTTCCCCCAGAAATATCACCAAATCTATATGGAGTTGTTGTTGATGCTGATGCTGTTTTTTGTGCAACAGTAGCTCTTCCATTACCAATTACAGCATTTTCAGCTTCTAAATATCCACCTTCTGAACAAGATAATTTAAACTCGTTAGTTTTACATCCTGTAGTTTCTTCAATAATACTTGAAACACTTCCCCTTCCTTTCTTTTCATGATAAACTGAATAACTTGGAATTGTGTCACCTGTTGTAAATGTATGAGTATATGGTCCACTTCCAGTTGTTACTAAAGTTCCGAAAGCAGCTAAAAAGAAACTTGCGTCTTGAACTCTCCACATAACAGGACCTTGATATAAAGTTTGTATTATATCAATAGCAGAAACTTCTCTACTTAAATCTTGAGTTCTATTCATAATAGTAACTTTTGATTCTTGAATATCCCAATTTTGAGTCTTACCAAACCATAAATATGATGTTGGTGCTGTTCCATATGTTCCTTCAACATTTGCTAATGTTTTTGTTAAACTTGCTGTAAATTTACATGTCATCTTTTTTTACCTCTTCTTTAATTTTTTCCAAAGTCCAACCTTTTGCCAAACTTGCTTCAATTTCTTTTTTATTTTTATCAGTAACCAAAATCTTGTCATTTGGTTTGTAATGTCTCCCTAAAATTGGAATACTTACATTTTTATTTTTTTCTGAATATTTTAATGTATACATTTTTAACTCTCTAAACTTCCATCGATATTAACTAAAATAACATCCGCAAAATTTTGATTATCTGATGCACTTACAAGAGAAAAATTAAATTTTACAAATGAATTATTTGTCAATATTAAATTTGAATTATTTGTAAAAGTATTTAATACTTGGGCAGATATTTTATCACGCCATGACCTTTGATTTATTTTAGCAGCACTTAAATCAATATGAACTTGCCATGCTGCACCTTCAAAATCAAAACAAGTTGAACCTTGAGCATCAACTTTAATTTCTGCAATGTCAACAGGTTCAATTGAAATAATTGGACCATTTCCAATTGTTTTCTTTTTTCCAACTATAATCCATGTTCTTGGGTCAATCCATTCACCAGAACTTTTTAAAGTTGTTCTATCCGATTCATAATCTTTTGGGTGATGTACTAAAGAAGTATAAATATTAGGATTCCCAGCAGAATCCACACCTCTTAAGACATCTCTCAGAAGTTTTGCTATTTCATTTTTATAGTTCCCAATATTTACCATCTTATTATTATTTATATTTCAAGATTTATATATAATAACTTATTTATAGACTTTAGAAATAGAATTAGCTATGAATTTTGAATTTTTTCTAGCAGCTTTTAACATAAAATATTTTCCAGAAATATATCTTGTCCCAATTTCTTGCCAAATACCATAATTTACAGAATCTGAAACTTTCCATTTTAAGAATTTAATTTTTGAAGTATGAATTCCACTTCTTAAAATACCTTTATTAACTGGTGCCCCAATTTTAGCATCCCTTTCAACTCTAAAAGCACCTTCACCCATTACATCATCTACTTCATTTATTTTCTTTGATTTTTTTTTAAATGTTCTACTCAAAGAACCTAAACCAATTATTTTTGTAGAAATAGAAGCAACCATTATGACATTCTTTCCTCTTGTAAAGCAAAGATAACATACTTGTTTAAAATGTATTTTGTTTGAACAACCGTATAAGACAAATTATTGTATATAAAATAATCATCTTGATTTATAGTTGAACCTTTTTTTGTATGAATAGAAATCATCTTATTTGTATCATATTTAGTCTCAAAAATTTCTCTTTCTTGTTTAGATAAATCTTTAATTTGACACATTAAAGATAAATTATTAGTTGTTGGAACTGGTTCGTCATCATCATAATCCGGTGTTTGTGTTGTAGCAACTGTAAAATTTATTAATTCTCCTACAAGTTCTTGTCCGATATTTACGTGATTTGTTCCTCTATACATTTTATTAATTATATTTTGGGTCTGAATTTACAATCATACCAGTGCCTTGACTTTCATTATCAGTATTTAATCTAGTTAAAGCATCCATCCTAAGATTATATAAATCTAAATAAGTATCTGGATTTGGTTTTTCAAACTCAACATCAGCATTTTTTTTGATTTCTTTCCAATTAACACTTTTAGCTAATATATACGCGGAATAATATCTTAAAGCAATTTCATCATCTGTTATAGATAATAAAATTGATGTAGTGTCTGAAATAGCAGTACTAAATTGATTATCAACAATTTCAGTAATACTTGTCAATGTCATATATTCCCTAAGAGTAGCCGCATTTAATACCATTTTTAGTTTGTTGGAATTTCAACTTTTGCTTTTGTTTTTGTTTTTGTTTTTGTTGTTTCTGTTTTTGTTTTTGTTGTTTCTGGTTCTTCTTCAATTTCTTCAACCTCAACAAATTCTTCTAAACAATCACCAATAATTCCTTCTTTTTTCAATTTTTTTTCATCAGAAGCATTTAATTCAACAACTTGTCCATATTCATATGAATTTTCACCCATTGCAAATCTACCATTAGTAACTTTATATTTTTTTAATTTTTCCATCTTAAATTAAATAAAAACTTTAATATTTATAAAGTTTTTTAAAAAAAACTTTATGCCCAACCTGTAATTTTAACAACAGAAGTAGGGAAAGGAACTTCAACTGGTCCTAATCTTGCTTCAACTCTTCCTCTTAATTCTTTTTCGAATTTGTTGGATTGTGAGTTACTATCAATAATAGATTGAGTAGTTTTAGCAACAGGCATTCTAACTAATTCTCTTTCTTTTGGAATTAACATTGCTGTACCTGAGGCAATAGTTCCACCACTTGCTAAAGACTTTGTTGCATCAATTTCAGTTTCTAAAACAATACTTAAATTAGGAATGTTTCTTTTAACTAAATCTGCAATACTAGCATTAGAAGAATTATCTACAATTTTTTGCATTGCTTTCCATTCTTGGTCTGCTAATACTAAAGTGTATTGTCTACTTCTAAATTTAACTGGAATCTTTTGAAAAGCATTAATAACTTCATTAACAATATTTAATGAAGATGTTGTTAAAGCTGTTCCTGAGTAAGATGTAACTCCAGATAATTCTAAAATTCCCGGAAATTCACCAAATTCTAAGTCTCCTCTATAACATAAAGTATTGATTTTTTCATCAGTTGCTCTTTTTGCTCTTTCAACATATTCTAAATTTAATGGTCTTCCGAAACTTTTTGCTGATTCAATATCGGATTTTAAAATACCATATTCAATTCCAACTTCGTCAACTGTATAAGTAACGTTTGTTCCATTGATTTTTAATTTATCAAATCTTGAACCTCTTCTAACAATTCTAGCTACACCAGAATCTGTTAAAATCCTATAACTTCCAACTTCTGTATTAGGATTTCCTAATAATAAAGGTTGAAATACTTGTGAGTAAGTTAAATCTAAATCTGGTTGTCTCTTAGCAATCTTTTCAATAAATTCAACTTCTTCTTTTCTTAAATGTCCTGAGTCTTTACTTATCATTTTTATAATCTCATCATTCTAAATTTTGTATCAGCAGCGGAAACATTTTCCAAAGCGATACCTTCAGTGGAAACTGCTTTTGTTGCAGCAGCTGTTCCTCCTGTCATTAAATCTGGTCCATCAGCCGCAAAAGTTGTTAAAGCACTTGCTGTGATTAAAGCTGCAACGTCAGCATCTGCTGCAATTGCTGCTTGAACTTGTGCTATAGAACTAGTAGCATTTCCAGTAATTACTATTGCATAATTTGGAGCAGTACCTGTTACAACAGCTGTTTCAGCACCAGCTGCAACTCCTGTTTTAGTTTCAATAGAAATATAATTTCCTAAAGTTCCAAAATCAACAGCTGCAAAAACAACAGTTCCTACTGTTGCTGTTGCTTTAGTTCTTCCCGCTTCTGGTCCATATTTTCCAGCAGCAGCACCTTTGACAAAGTCACCAGCAATTATAGCCGCACTTGAAGTTACATTTAATACTTCATCCTTTAATTTAACTAATACTAAAGAACCAGAATTGTAATTTTCTCCTGATGTACTAAATTCATTAGCAGCTTCAACCGCGTCTAATGGAACAGCCCAACCAATGGAATCAGTTGTTGTTCCTACAATTACTCTTCCCTCTCTGGAAAGTTTAACTGGTGAATTGAAAGGAATAGTAGCTTCACATCTAAATGTGTTTGATACCTTTTCATCACTTCCAACCTCTGTTAAAATTGTAGTCATTTATTAAAACCTCACAATTCTTATAGTAGCATCTGCACCAGCAGCAGCAGTTAAAGCAATTCCTTCACTAGCAACTGTTTTAGTAGTTGGTGTAGATTCTGGAGCATATTTTCCAGTAGCTGCACCTTTAACGAAATTTCCAACAGCGATTGCCGCACTTGAAGTTACATTTAAAACTTCACCTTTCATCTTTACCAAAACTAAAGAATCTGCATTGTATTGCTCACCTGATGTACTAAATTCATTTGATGCTTCAACTGCATCTAATGGAACAGCCCAACCGATTGAATCAGTTCCTGTTCCAACAATAACAGTATTAGCAGCAGACAATTTAACTGGTAATCCAAAAGCAATAGCAGCACCAGCTTTAAATGTTGCTGAAACATCTGTATCACTTCCAATCTCTGATAAAATACTTGTCATTTTATTCTTCCTCTGATTTTACACTTCTAAACATTGTACTAGTGTCACAATCTGACCCTTTCTCTGTTTCTTCACCATCTTTTCCTTGGATTTCAGAAGGTGCATTTTTTTTAATTTCTTCATGAGTTTTTTTGATTGATTCAGCATCAGCAGTTTTAAAAACTTGCTCCATTGCTGGCATCTTTTTGATTAAATCTTCTCTCATAGAATCAATTTCAGCTTTTTGTTCATCTTTAAAAACTTGTAATTCATCTTTAACAGTTTTTAATTCACTAGTTTTAGAATCAATTTCAGTCTTTAAAGTTTTTTTTTCTTCTTCACCATCTGTTACTTGTTTTTTTAATGATTCATTTTCAGTTTTTAAACCATCAAAATCTTTTTGTAACAAAGCGTGGTCGTTAGATAATTGAGTATATTTTTCTTCTACCATCTTTTTATTGTTATTTTTATTATCTGCACCTATTCCAAAATTTGGAAATGGAGCTCTACCTGGATGAACTTGTCCAAATCTATCTAAAAGAATTGCTAAGTGGTCTAATTTTATACTTCTTTGAATATAGTCATAAACTTTTCCTAGAAATTTTCCACTTTTATTTTCTTTAATAAATTTAAATCCGATTGAAACATCTATTCCCTCACCTTTTTTCAATTTTTCTTCAAGAATTTTTGTATCCTCATTTCTAAAAAGAACAATATCAGAATATAATTTATCTTGAAATTTTTCATCAAAAGAAGGTTTTCTTAAAAATCCGGATTGATTTTCAGCAGCTTCAGGCGTTGACATTTCATCAACACTTTTATCTGGGTGTAAAAATGTAACTGGCACATTTTGAACCTCAATTGTTTTTACTTCATCCAAAGGTTTATAGGCAAATCCATCGTCGTACTCCTGAACTTGTTCACCAGTCAAAGGAACATTGAAAATAGTGATATTTTTATCTGTAATTTCAAATTTTGCTCCCTTACTTAATTTAATATCATAACTTTTTGAAATAATATTTTCAGTCATTTGTCCTTTGGTAATAATTAATATATTTTATGATTTATATATAATATCTTATTTATTGAGTTATCCTTATCATTTCTTGGTCAATTAATTTCTTATTGTAAATCTCAACATTTTTAATGGTACCATTAAATTGTGCTAAATTACCTGTCTCATTAACACCCACTCCTACAGTAGTTAAATTTGTTGCTAAAGTTGCACTATTATCAGATGCCTTCAAAGCTCCATTTGTAAATAAATCAACATCGTCATTTATATAACTTAATGCTATTTTATGAAATACATTTGGTATAATTAAATCTACTGGACTATTTAATGTTCCTTGTGATACACCTCCTGTAATTAAAACAACTGATGCAGATAATACAGTCTTATTCACAAAGGATGCAATTCTGTTATCTATTGTGGCATCACTCAGTGTTAAAACTCTTGGTGTAGTCGAAACTCCAAAACCTAAATGATTAATCTCCACATTATAACTTCCTACACCTTGTTTTAAATCTTCTATACCATAAGTCAAAGAATCTCCAGTTTTTGTAACTGTCGAAGCTTCAGTTTTTATGTAAGAAGAAGCAAAACAACAAGATTCTAATTGCATACCCCAAATATAAAATCTATCTCCTGTGCTCCCAGAATCATCATAAATTCTTGCTCTAAAATCTGTACCAGCTGTAGCATCATAAGTATAAGTTCTTTCAATTCTTTGCCATGAATCTGTAACAACTATCAATCCCTCACTAAAAACTGTACTTGCATCTCTTCTCCATTCTACTGTAATAGTTGTTGATGATATGGCTTTTATATAAAAAGATACTGTATAAGTATTACTTGCTGGATTTTCTATTATTATTTTATCTATTAATCTACCTGTAGTAGTTGATATATTGTAACAATCAGCTGTTTCAGTACCATCTGGTGCTGTCGTACAATTTGGTGTTATTGTTACATTAGCTCCTTTAATCCATGAAGGGTCGTCCATTTCTTCACTATAATTAAATTTATTTGTTCTCTGTTCTTCACATAAATAACCCTTTAATATATCTTTAGATATCGGGTTGCCATCTCTATCGGTCTCAAAATACTTAACTCCGTCAACTCCTGCTCCGTGATAAATAATTTCTTCAACAGAAATACTACTTACTGAACCTTCATATCCGACTCTTCCTTGGAAATATACTCTTGTATTTGAAGGAGTGTCAGCAGTTATAATCATTTCGTGTTCACCAACTGAAGTTTCTGTTACACCATAATCTATCCCTCCTAAATATATTCTTGATTCTCCAGATACGTGAGAAGCTATATCATATTTAACAAGATAAGTTTTTCCTTTTGGAGACTTCAATGCATTTTCTTGATAAACGCTAACATTTCCAGTTTGAGCACCATCACAACTGGCAACTCCTCCAGATATAGTCCAATTACTTCCTACTACCCAATTATCTGCATTATCAAAATCTCCATTCGTCACCAATTCAATGCCGTCGGTATTTGAAACATCAGTACTTACATATTCAGACGGTTCTGTTTGAGTTCCTTTAAATTGTTCAAATTGAGGAAACGCTATATCTACACTTTCACCAGCATCAACGAATGTAATATACCACGCGATTACAGAAATTGTATCAGTTTTTTCTGCTGAAACACAATATTCTGTCCATTCATCCGTTAAATTAATTTCCACAGAATCATAATATCCATAATCACCACCTCTTCTTTGTATCCCAAATCTCATAGTTCCGCTTCCTTTGAACATTGCACATATATTATATGTAGAACCTTGTTGAGTATTAGAAATTTCTTGTCTAAAATCACCACCAGACCCAGAAGTATTTGTTATTCTAACAGCAGCAGTTCCACCATTGGGGTCTTCTATTCCAGTGGTTTTGGTATAATTAAATACGAGCCAATCAGATTGAGTAAAGTCTTCTGTATATCTTAATAAATTCTCAACTCTTCGTGCACCTTCAAATCTAGCTTCGTTGATTTTGGCAGTATTGACAACGCCTTCAAAATCTGTTACAGATGCTGTTGTTGGCCGAGTAAAAGTTGGTGTTGATATACCTTTTGTTAATAATAAAGATGATTTTAATGGTGCTTTAAAACCTAATGTTCTTTTATTCCATTGAAAATACTTATTCTTAACAAGTATTTTCGCTATTTCTTTTTTTCTCATTGTCCATCAAAAAATATTTTTTGTCCAGCAGTATCTGAAATTAAATAAATTTTATTTAAATTATTTAAAAATACAAATTTTTCATCTTCAGCAAATAATGGATAACCATCAGTACTTTCTGATGTACCAGCAGTAACGGAACTATTATAACCTACATAAATTGTTCCTGTGTTTGCTGATGCTGCTCTTATAGATATTATATCAAAAGCCAATTCTTGTGAATCTAATTGTACAGCTGTCACTCCAACTGTTTTACTTCCTGTTTTTCCTTCAAATTTTACCATAGTATTATTATATTTTTATGATTTATATATAATATCTTATTTAATCACTTATATTTTCTATAATTCTAAAATTTTTATTTATTATTATAGTTTTTTTCTTGTGTTCCATTTTTAATATCACATCATACTTCTACACAAATTAGAGTCCCATCTGTTGAATATTGCCAATGTCTTAATATATGATATGCCATTTTTATGGTGAAAATATTCTACCTTGACCTTTAACTCTAAAACTTGTCAATGGTCTTAAATCATCTTGGATTAATATTTCAATTTTTTGTGCTGGTGTTGCATCTCCGTCAATCTCAGCAACCATTTCAGCTTTTGTTAAAGTCCATCTAGCTCTTAAACCATATTCTCCAGCTGGTGCTTTATCTGAATATTCTACATCATACATATCAAGTTTAATATCTCCATTAGTTTTCCAATTGGATAAAACAACTATTCTACCTGCTGTTGTTATTGCTCTAACTGTTACACCATTTGTTAAAGCTGATAAACTTCCAAATAATCCATCATCCATTGGTGACCCATCAGTAATTGAAATTAAAAATCTTGTTAATTGGTAAATTGTTGCTGGTGGAACATCAATTACAAAAATTTCAGGACTTGCTAAACTTCCATTTACATTCATATTAATTAAAACTTTAGTAATCAATGCCGATGTTGTATAAACATTTGCCAATGGTCTATCTAATGTCACAACATTTCCAGTAATATCTGTAATAATTAAAATTCCCACTTCAACAGTGCTATTTTCTTCAAATTTCAATGCGTCACCAACTACTAAACCTGCAACACTATTCACTGTTACAGAAATGTCACCAACTACAGATGCAATACTTGGTGTTGTTGTTGTAGCTGTATGTTGATGAAAATATTCATTAACAAGTTTTCTATGAACCCACGCAGAATTCACATCTAAAGCACCTCTATAAGATGTTACATTTTCAACCTCATTTGTTAAACTACTTTTAGCTTGAATTCTCGAAATAACATTTATGTTTTTTCTAACTACAATATTAGTTAAACAAATTGTATCTGTAGTATGAAATTCAAATATAATACCATCAAATTTTTCTGGATTTGTTAGTTTATAATCAAAACTATTATATTTTGTATTATTTGCACTATCATCTATTATGTTTCTAATAGTACCAGAACCATCAATAAATTTTAATTTTACATTACTAAAACTTTTAGATAAATCTAAACAACCAATTCCAACCGCATTAGTTTCAACTGTTCTCTTAAACATTAATTTTAAAGTTTTTGGATTATTAGATGAATCATCACCAACAAGAGAATATAAATCGTTTACTAAATCACAAGGATGTCCAGAAAAATCTCCCATATCAGAATTATCCACATCTACATCTTTACAATAAATAGAATCTCCATCAGTTGGTAATGGATTTTGAACACTAATATTTTCCCCATGTTCATTTGTCAATTTTCTTGGTAATGCACCAATATATTTAGTTTTTCCCATTTTTAATTATACCCATTTCTTGTTGCTCTATAATAAACTTCAAATACTGGAGTTCCACCAACATCTGATTTATGATTTAATTTTATAACATCTGCCATTTGGTCTTCAATTACAAAAGTTTGATTATCTTCATCAATTACAATTTCTTCACCATTATCAAAGTGATTAAAATTATTTCCATTATCTATACTATATAAAATTTCAAAAGTTGTTGATGTAAAAGTTCCAGATGTTTTATTAAATTGAAATATATGTGTTCTGGCAGAAGTTTCAAATTCTATAACTGGATTAGTAGCTGAAAATTTATCATTATCTGTATTCCTATCTTTTAATTTCTTTCCTTTCATTTTTCACCAAAATATGGAACAACAGCACATCTACAATTTACACCTTCTGGTGGTCTAATTACACCAATAGTAAATTTTTTTCCAACTTGAACTACTTGCCCATGGACAATTTGATGTAATGGTCTTACTCTTACATCACCTGCTGTAATCCATTGATTAAAATTTACAATTCCAGAATCTTTATAAGCTTCTTGAGCTGCACCATTAAAAACTCTATTCATTTCATTTTGTGCAATTGTCTTTAATCTGTTTTTATATGTATTTGCAAAACTTGAACTAACAACAGTTTTAAATCTTTTAGCTGCTAAAGCTGGAGAATCTTCATTTGTGATTGCTGCTTCTAATTCTCTTCTTAAATCTCCCTTCATATCATCACTAGCTTTTGTAACTTTATCCATTGCCTCAACTTGGATTTGTCTTTGGATTGCTTTTGTTCTATCTGAAACAATTATTTCTTTTCCTACTAAATCTTTTGCTTCTTCTGTTGCTGCTGTAATTCCATCAATTAATATTGGGGAAAATTTTAATTTTGATTCAGTATCAAAAGCTTTTACTTCTTGCTCAATTAATAAAAACGCTTCAGCCTCAGCATCTTTTTTAATTAGTCTTTTAATCTTATTAAAAAATTTTTCATCAAATTGTACTGAACCTTTTAAAGCTTTTGCCATACCATCAAATTTAAAACTATTATTAAAAACCTTGATTAAAGAATTTGCTGCCTTAGATTCTAATTTCATAAACTTCTCTTTCTCCCATGGACTTTGCATAGGAGGTAATAATTTCGGATAAAATGGTTTTGCATCAATACCTAATAAATTTTTTAACATTTGAATAAATGATGATGTTTCAACTATTTCTTCTGTTTCTTCTTCATCTGGTTTATCTGATTTTTCAGCTGTAAAAATTATCATATTTGGATTTTGATTTAATTCAGACCATTCAACTGTACCCGGAACAAAATCTCTAAATTGATAATAAATATGATTATCTTCATCCATATCATCATAATCATCAGTATGTAAATTAGACATTAAAACCATTTCATCAGCTTGCTCTTTTGTAAATTCTTTTGAAATAACAATTTTATAATCAAATCTTAATGAATCTTGTTTATTTTGTTCCAAATTGGATTCTGTTGGAACTACATCAGAAACTTTTAATTCAGTTCCAAATTTATCATTTATCATTTCAATTACACTTTCTGGTGTTGCTCCTGTTAAAACTAAATCTTTTGCTGAAGTCGCCGCCTTTTGGAAAATTTCCGCCTTTTCAACGTCTGTTTCTTCAAATAATGTTTCAAATTCTATTTCAACTTTATTTAAACCGAAAATATTAGTCAAACAATTAATTAAATTTGTTAAATATTTAATTCTTACAAGATTAATATCACCAAAATATTGTTTTTGATTTGTTTCTGAACCTGTAACTGCTCCAGCTTGTGCACCTATTAACATTTGCCATGGAATTTTTAAAGGAACTGAACAATCAATAATTGTTGTTTCCCATGCTTCTTTAATATTTACTCTTGAACCTTGGACCCCATGAATACCTAAATCATATCTATCATCAGAAATAAATGTTGTCTCAGAATTAACTTTATTAAATGTTCCGTTTTTTTTTACAGCGTCAACCTCAGACATTGAAACACCATCAATTTTAACATTTTTTGGATTTGAAATTTTAACATGTGTTAAACCTGCCGCACCTCTAAACATTGATTGACCAATTGACCATAAATTATTATCTTGTGTTGTCAAAGCCCTATAAGCTGGTATGTAACTTGATTTCATATCTTCTCTTAAAGTAACTTTAATTAATCTTGATTCGTGGATTTTTTGCGTTCCACCACCTTTTAACATTATTTCATATGTCCCAATATTTGATAATTCTGGATTATTTTCATTATCTAAAACAAACCATGATTTAGGTAATACTTGTAAAAAATCAGGAATCATTTGAATTTCCAATGGTTCTTCTAATTCTTTTCCGTCTGGTATTCCTAAGAAAATAAATGAAACACCTGAAATGAAAGCTCTCTCAGTTGAATATCTAAAAACAGCATCAATATTTAATTCTTCTCTTAAATCTTCAAATATTTTATCAGAAGTTTCATATTTATCAGAAGTTAAATCCCCAACATATTGGTCACAAGCTCTATAAGCAATTCCATTAAAAGTCCAAAGGTCCAAAAATTCTTGGTCTGAAATATCAGTTTCCCAAAATTTAGTAGTTATTGGTGTTATTACATCAGTATTTTCATTATTTGATGTATTTGGTATTGTATCTTTTTCTTTTACCATTTTATTATATAAATATATAATATTTTTTATTGTTTATATAACTTAACATTTAAACGATAATATTTTATACTATAAAAACCATTTCCTCTAAATTCTCTTACATATTTTTCTTCAATATTGTCAAATATACCTGGAAATTTTTTCATTTTTCTAATAGCTCGACATGTTTGTGATTTATTCATATTTAAAAAATTAGCTATTTGGTCTGTATTAAACCAGACAGTATTATTAGCCTTTAAAAAATTATATATTTCTTGTTGTGCCATTATGCAAAACCTCCCATAGTATTTCCACCACATTCTGAAAATGATGAGTAAGCGTTTGCAACCGCATCCGCCACGTCCGGAGATTTTCCAATTCTTTTCTTAAATGTTTCTTTATCCTCAATCCATAATTTTTTTCCATCACTTCTCAATTTATAATGTCTTTTAGATAATTCAAAAACTAAATCAGCATCTTCGCATAAATCTAATTTATCAATATTTTTTCCAACCCAAAACCATAATTCTGTAATCCTGTTAAAAAACCTTTCACTATTAAAAGCGGAACTTCCGTTTATAATTGGCGCAATTTCCGCTTCATGAGAATGTAATTCCGTTAATCTATCCGTTACTCCACCCCCAATACCCGTATCATCAATTGAAACCCTAACTTCATATCCTTCATCCACAAATTGTCTAACTAATTTAGAGATTCTTCCAGCTGTTTGCATAGTATCTTCTTTGGAATGTTTTTCAATATGCCATAATTTATAACCAATTCTACAAGCTATAACAGTTTTATCATTTCCAAATCTTGCAACATCCACACCAATTTCAATATCTGGTTTTCCTCTTAATTTTATATTTCTTTTCATAGCTTCCCTAACTTTGGCAGCTGTTACTATTGTGTCTATTGTTTGTTTTGGAAATTTAGAATCAAATAAAACACAAAATTCAATATTTGTTAAAAGTTCTTTTTGTTCGTCAACATAATCTTGTGTTATTCTCCCCTCTTTTATTCCTTGTCTCCAATCAATATGAAATTGTTCCCATCTTGGATTTTCCCATAAATCTGCTGCAATATTATCAGTTCCCCATGGATTGAATAAACCAACCATTATAGATTCTTCTGGATTATCTCCTAATAATCTGAAAACTCTTTCTCTAAATGTAGTTGGAGAAATTAAAGCCAATTCATCAACAATATTTAAATCTCCACCTTCTCCCATGGCTTGCTCTCCTTTACCTTGAACTCCTAAAGTTGCAATCTCACATCCATTTTTAAAAGTTTGTCTTTTTTTTGATGCCTCCACGTCACCGTCTTCTTTTTGCGTTGAAAAATGCGCAACAGTTTTCAAAGTTCGTGACCTAGCTAAAAATTTTGCGGCAACTTTTCTAATAATATAAGTTTGAGACCATTGAGGACCAATTATATTTACTCTTCTGTTTCTATTAAGAATAACGTAAAGATTTGCAAGAATTCCCATTGCATGAGATTTCCCAAATCTAGTAAAACAATTTAAAAGCAATCTCCTACAACCATGAAATAATATTTTCTTCATAATTAAACATTGTGAAGGTGTTGGATATTCATGTGGCTCTAAATTAAATTCATAAATACACATAGACAAAATATCTTCGGTTTCAATCCAATATTGCCAAAAATCTTCTGCTGTCCAATTTGTTGTGTCCATTGTTTATTTAAATAGTTCTTTAATTTCTTCAATTCTTTCTTCTTCTGTTATTCTTTTAAATTCAGTTTTACAATTTAAACATATATAATGATAAGGAATATATCTTTCTAATTTAAATTCTTCACAAACTGGACATTTTTTAAAACCCTTTTTAATTATTTTATATTTATTTACCATTTTTATTTGTTATTTTGTTTTAAATAATTTAATATAGCTTCTTTCATCATAATTTTTGTTCCTGTTGGAACAGTTGCAGTAAGACTATATGAATCTTGGATTATTTCATCAATCAAATTATTTATTGAATCGAGGTTATCTTTATTTAAAATTATTTCATTTACCATTTTTTCTTTCCTCATAAATTTTTCTCATAACATCGACAGGTAAATTTCCATCATCAATCTTATGTACTTCAGGAATTTTATCTTTAATTCCCCATCTTTCTAAAAATGTCATATACTTATCAATCACTTCAGCAGTATTTTTTAAACAATAAATTTGTTCAGAATCTTTTTCAAAATAACCATTATTAGAAACTTTATTCATTTTGTCAATAATATCTTGATACATCCCATCAAATTTAAAACGTGCTTCACTTACTTGGATTTGATTTATTTCTGGAATTGTTTCAATGATTAATCCATTAATTGTAGTAACTGGAAATCCTGGAAAATGTTCTCTAACATAATCAGGTATTGTAGAACCTTGGATAATTCCTTGTGAGAAATGAATTTTTATTAAATCTTTGGCTCTTTGTCTAACTTCTTGAGTTACTTCACCCTTTCCCGGATATTCTAAATAGTGAGTTTTTGCGAGAATTTCAGGTGTCAAAATTTCTTTTGTCATTTTATAATAAAATTATGTATCTTGATATATATAAATATTTCTATTTATTTTATCCAAATAAGAAATTGAATTTTAATTTAAATAATAACATTTCACAAATGAAAATGAATGCAATAATTGCCAATACAATAATTATTTGAATTAAATCACTTATAATTTTTTTAATCATTTTATTTAATATTGAACATTGTTTTTAATCCTGCATAGAATATAAACCATAATGCTATGATTATAATTCCAACTAATAATATTCCACAAATAATTAACATTTGATATAAAATATATAATAAAAATCCTTCACTCATTTTTCATTTACAAATAATGTTACTAATACACCACATAATATTCCCATACAATATGATAATATTATTATTAATATTTCACTCATTTTTTATTCTATCAATAATATCAATATATATTATTATTGGTAACCATAAAAATAAAATAACAAAACAGCTAACTATTTTTATAATTATTTTAGATTTATAATGTTGGCTTAAATAATCAAAAACAATTATAGAACCAATTATAAAATAAGTTATTAATAATATTTCAACAATCATTTTTCATTTCTATAAGATTCTGTTTTTCTATATTCACTCATAATTTTATCACTTCTTAAACAATATCTTACAAATGAACTTAAATTAAATAATGAACCATTAATTTTTTCTAATCTTGCATTTTCTTCTTCAATTATTTTAAAATCTTTTTCATATAATGTAGAAGAGGTTTTTCTTGCTATTTTAATTACCATAAGTATATATGTTTATACATATTTATAAACCTTTCTAAAATACCAACCTTTTTTAGTAAGTGAGGTTGGTTGAAAGGTTGGTAAGTTCCTAAGTGTCTAAATTTGGATAGTATGACCGACCTTACCAACCTAACCAACTAATATTAAGTTTATATAAGATAAATAATATATATTTATTTAGAGTTTTTGCTACTTTATAGTAATTATTTTTTTTATAATATATTTTATATATATGTAAACTGGATATAAGTCGGTTAGGTTGGTAAGGTTGACCAAGTACTCAAATTTCAGCTCCACAAGCTCCTGAAAAATACCAACCTTAAAAGCCAAGTTGGTAGAGGTTGGTTAACTACACAATGAAACACAATTCTTTTATAAATACCCAAAGTAGGGCAATTTTTGGAAAAAATGAAAAATTTCGCTACCATGAGTGACGAAAAAACTACCAAAAAAAACTACCAAAAACTCTTAAACTAGTTGGTAGGTCGGTCATAGTATCCAAATTTGGACTCTCTTTATAAATAAATGAACATAAAAGAAAGGTTTATAAATATACAAATATATATCATGTTTAACAACTAGAAGTTGTGATTTTGTGATAAAAATGGATAAAGAAAAAGAAAACGAGATTTCAGAAATCGAATTAATTAAAGATATGAATGAAGGTTTTAAGAAAGCTCAAAAATTATTTAAAGAGCAAATTCATCCAATGTTTGATAATGTGAATTTGGGAACAAGTATTATAATGATTCAATTTTTCAAAGCTGTATTAAATGATAAATTAGATGATATTTACAGACATTCTGGAGATTATGTACCAGAAGAAAAACAAGAAGCTTTTAAAGATTTTATGGAAAGTACTATAAAAACAATTGATGAAGTTATTGAAGAAATGAAAAAACAAGAAGATGAATAAAACAAAAATTTATGATTCAAAAACTAGAGAACTTGTTGCTGAAAAAAAAGATGGCAAATGGGTATGGGCTAAAGATATAAAAGAACATGATGATTTACATCTTCATATTGACGATTGGTCTATTTTATTAAAAGAAGCAGATGAAGCTATTAATATGTTAAAAACAAAGAAAAATGAGTCAACCAAATCAAAATAAAAAAGAAGGACTTGATTTAAATTTCAAGTTATATACAGGTATGGAAGAAAAAAATCCATTGGATTTATTCTATACATCTAAAGAACAAAGACAAAAGCTGGAAAATATTGTAACTCAAATGAGTAATTCAATGGCTTTCAGAATGTTTGGTGTTGCACCAAATCAAAGTTATTTATTAACTGGTCCACCTGGAACAGGAAAAACATATTCAGTTGAATTGATTGCCAAAGAATTGGCATCCAGAAAAACTGAGGGTGTTGCTGTTTTAAGATATGATATAGGTCAACAAGGTTCCAGATATATAAATCAAAATGCTGTAAATATGCAATCCTTTTTTGATGCTGGTCAAAAATTAATTGGTCAAAATAAAATGGGAAGAACTATAAATCACATATTTTATTTCTTTGATGAAGCTGATGCTTTAGTTGGTTCTCGTGGAGAATATGGAAATAAAGAAGATGATAAGGTTCTTGAAACTATGATGAAAAATTTACAATATATTGATGATAGAGGTGATAATGAATATGTATTTATGACAACAAATCACCCACAATTATTTGATAAAGCTGTTTTAAGAAGTGGTAGAATTAACGAAAAGTTACAATTTGATTTACCAAATCAAGAAGCAAGAGAGGCTTTATTCAGAGGGCATATATCAAATCATAATATGTTACTAGGATATAATTTATTTTATAGACCACAAGTAAATAAATATGTTACAATGACTGAAGGATTTAATTGTGCTGATATTAAAAGAACTGTTGAAGATTCAATAAGAAATAGATTACTTGAGGAATATAACAAACCTGAGGCAAAACAAGGAGAAGTTATTGAAGCATATAAAGTTCATAATAAAAATATATTAGATGTAATTGTTAAGATTAAAAAAGAAAAAGACCCACAAAAAAAAAGGATGGGATTTATCTAAAAATGTTAACAATAGAAAAATTAAAAGAACTATCACCAAATCAAATATTTGCATCTGGTGAGATAAAAGATGACAGAATCCATCTAAATTATAAATTAAAATGGACAGCTGTAAGAGGTCATGGATTTCATGATTGGGCAATATATTATCATCATGCCCATATGTCTGAAGAATATATAAAAGATAATGGACATAAAATTAACAATAAAGATGTTATCAAGGAATTAGTTCCTTGTGATGACGAAGCTTTTGGATTGTATAGGTACTAAAAATGGTAATAGTAATATATACAGAATATGAAAGAGGTTGGGGTTCTAAAGATTTTCATGAAAAAGAATTCAAAACATTAAAAGAAGCTAAAGCAGAAGTGGAAAAAGTTCTTGAAGAAAATTCTGGTGAAGAAGAAGTTCCAGATTATTATATTAGAGCAAGAATAAAAGAAGAAAATGGAAATTGATTTAGAAAATATATTAAAAGAATCACAAGTGGAAATTTTAAAAAGAAATTTCTTATTAGTAGACCAATTAAAAAAATTGCAAGAACAAAATGTTTTATATGGATTAGTTAATGAATATGATGAATTTAAAGAATTGAAAAAAACTTATCTAATAATTGATTTTGAAAAACAAATGCCAGAATCAAGACCAGAATATTTTGCAAAATTAGTAAGTTCTGCAAAAAGTTTGTATAATAAACAACCATATAATATTAAGGTGATTTAAATGGCAGATTTTAGACAAGCATGTATTTGGAAATTTGAACATGATGAAAATGACATCAGATGTAATAATGGTAGATATAAATTAGAAGGAACAAAACATGACATAAGAATATATGATTTAAAACATTCTAAATTTATTACATTAACTGTTGGATTTGTTGCTCTTGTTGATGATTGGGGAATTCATAAAAAAGATTGGAATTTGATGGATAATAAAACTAGTTATAATAAATGGAATTTAGAATCTCTTGAAAGATTAAAAACAGAATTGGAAGAATCTGAAAATGAATTATTTAATAATTTGGAAAAATTTGAAATACCAGATAATAAATATAGAATAGAAATTAGAAAAAACGATTATAGTAATTTAATTAATAAATTAAATAAAAATAGAGATAAAATATTTGGATTTAAAAATGGGAATTAATATAAAAAATTTGACTGATAGTGATAAAGGAAGACGTGTTGTTTATACTGATGGATGTGGAGATAAAGAATATGGAAAAATATCTTCTCACAATGATACTTTTATTCATGTATTGTATGATGGGAAAAATAACACACAAGCAACAAGTCCAAAAGATTTGGATTTTGTTGAATATCCCGGTTTTGATGTGGAAGATGAAAATGAAAAAATTAATGTTGTTGATGAAAAAGGAGAATTTAATTGGGAAGAAGAATTTGAAGAAGAATTTGAAGAAGAATTTGAAGAAGAATGAGTTTTGTAAAATATGAATTAAACTCAATGTATAGAATACAAACTAAAAATAATAATCAATTATATACTGGTTTCATTGTTGAACAAGATGAAACACATATAAAAGTAAAAACTATTAAATCTGAAGAAGTTATTCTTCTTAGAGAGGATATATTGAAAGCCAAAAAATGGACATAAAATCAACATTAGAAAAATTATTTGAATATTTATGTTTAAGATATGAAGACTCATATATTGGAATTCAAGGTTGGACAGATAAAGTTGAAGGTTCTGAATCTCAATTTGTAGTTGCAAAATTTGAAAATTTTAATGAATTTAAAAAAAAAGTAGAATATGTTAATATTAAAAAAAAGTTGGCTGTAGGTTTTTGTATTAATCCATTAAAAGAACCAAAAAGAAAAAATGAAACAGTTAAACAAATTCAACATATTTTAATAGATTTAGATGGAGAAAATATTTTTAAAGATTATGAAGCAATTAAATCTTTTTTAACAGCTAATAATATTAAATCAAAATATGAAGATAAATCTGGAAATGGTTACCATTTTTTAATTCCTGTAAAACTAGAATTAGATAAAGCAAATCTAGTTGAAAAGTTTTTGGAATATATGAAATCAGAAACAAAAATAAATTCAATAGATACTAAAGTTAAATTATTAACTCAAATATTAAGAATTCCAGAATCAATTCATAGAAAAACTGGAACAGATATTAAACTTGAAACTCTTGAATGGAATCATATCACACATTCTGAAATTGATGACAATAATAAATCAATAATGGAAATAATTTCTAAAGCACATTTTAAAAGTTTATTAGATTCAGAAAATCAAGTAATTCAACAAAATGAAATGAAAAAAAATCAAGGAGATTATTTTTTCTCAAAACTTTTAAGTTCTGCTAAACTTAGAAAACAATTAGCAAAAACTGAAAATATTGGAAAGAATGATTCTTTATTTAAAAATTTAGCAATCTTTGTATATAAAAATCCAAAACATGCAAAAAATGCTAATAATTTTATTGCTGAATGTGGTCATTCAAAATCTGAATTTGCTGGATGGTTAAAAAAGGCTGGTGGTGGAAAAATCACTAAAATAAATTATATTGAATTATTTAATTGGGTTGAAACAAATAAATTAGATTTCTTAAAAAAAATAATTGATGAACAAATTCATATTGAAGGAAATTTTATAAATAATTTTGAGATTTGTTTTATGAAAAATACAAGACATTCACAAAGATATTTAAATTATGATAAATTAAAATGTTCAATTATGGTTTCAACAGAAACTGATATGTATAAAGCCATTTTAATTGAAGCAAATATGACTGGATTTAATTTTATAGATTATTACAATATTTATATTTATGATAAGGATGGAGGAGAAATCACAGAAATCCAAAAAGAAAATAAAATAATAAATAATTTAAGAAAAACAATTAAGAAATATAAATTAATGAGACCAGTTTTTGATTTTGGATATAAACCTTCAAATGAAAGATATTTTATTTTTGATAATGAAACTTATTTAAATACTTATAAACCTGGACCTCTTGAAGATTATTGGGAAGAGAAAAAAATATTTAATTTTCCATACATCAAAGCTTTAATAATGAATTTAGTTGATAGTGATGAAATTGCTTATAATTATATTTGTAAATGGTTATCATTTATTTTACAAAACCCATTAATGAAATTACCTACAAGTATTATTTTTATGGGAACACAAGGAATTGGAAAAGGTAGATTTAGAGATTGGATTCTCCCAGGAATTTGGGGGGAAAAAAATGTAAAACAAATTAATGAAAAAAATCTGGAAAAAGAATGGGGTGATTTTTTAATTTCTAAAAGATTTATTGTGGCTAATGAAATTAAAGTTCAAGGAAAATCCAAAGAACAAATTAGAAAAAAAATTAAAGAATATTCAACAGACCAAAGAGTTTCAATCCAATTAAAGGGGAGGGATGACATGGACATAATGAACTATTCACACTGGTTATTTTTCTCAGACCAAGATGTACCATTTGAAATTGAATCAAATGATAGAAGACATAGTGTTTTTAATTGTGATAATCCATTACCAAATGAAATTGCTGAAACATTGAGCCCAGAATTAAATCCAGGTTATTTAGAAAAAGAATTAAAAGATTTTGTATTATATTTGAAAAATATTAATGTTGAATTTGATGAAGTTAGAAAAGTATTTAATAATGAAGCAAAACAAAAATTAATTGAAATTTCAAAAGATTCTGTTGTGCAATTTTTTGAAGAATTAAGAAATTTTGGTTCTATTAAAAATTTTGCAAAAGGTTTTGAACATCATTTTGCAATAGAATCAGCAAATAAAAAATTTACTGAATATATTTTAGTTAGAGATTTATATTCTTTATATGACCATTGGTGTAAAAAAAATATGAACTTTTATCCAAAATCTAATATAAGTTTTGCCATGACAATTTCAAAAACATTAAAAATAAATTCAACAAGAATGTCTAATATAGAAAATAATCAAAGATTTTATAATATTGAAGAAATATTCAAAGAGGGAGAAGAATGAAATTAAATTGTTTTTTATTTGGACATAAATTTTTGAAATTTGATGATATTATAATGTGTCAAAAATGTGGTGAAATGATTGTAACACCATCTGATGATGAAATCAAAAATATTGAAAATGACCATAAAAGTGACATTTTTCAATAGATAAGTTTATAAATATGGAAGTACTTAAATATATATGATTTGTTGGGAATTGTGTTATAATTTAACTAGGCATCGTTAAATTTTTCACTACTACAAACACTACAATATGTAATCTCAACAAATCAATAAATGATAAAAAAATGACTGAAGAAAATAAGTTTGAAAAAGCTGCTGCTGAAGTAGCAAAAAAAGAAGTTGTGCAAGACACAACAAAACCGATTATTAATTCTGTAAGAAAACAAATTGATGAAACAACTGTTTCAGATACAAGTTGGGTTAAATTTCCATCTGCTGAACATGTTGGGGAATCAACACCAGAATTACAAATTTCTGAATATTATCAAGAAGGTCCTTGTAAAGAAAATAATTTTTTAAAGGCTAAAAATAAAAATACTGGAGAAGAATTTTATTTAGGTTTAGATAGAAAAAACGAAACTGATGAAGGTGACCAATTTGTAATTGAAGGAACTGTTGAAGGAACAAAATCTACAATGAGATTAAATTCATGGGAACAAGTTTTTAAAATGTCTAAATTAGTTAGATATTGTAAAGAAATGAATTTCACACTAGCAAACCAAATTATAAGTTTTAAAAGGGTTAAATTTGGACAAAAAAATGCTGGAAAAAATTGGGAACTTTTAGTACCTAGTTTAAAAATTAAAATTGTTGGAGCCGAAGACGGAAAAGATAATACTATTGAGAAATTATAATTTCTCTTTTAATGTAAAGCAAAAATTAGGTTAGTTTGCTTTACAAATACATCATTTTTGTTTTAAAATACGATAGATAATAATAGATTAAGCAATTTCGGGGATTAATATCACCCTTATTAATCCCTTTTATGATTGATAAATACCTTAATGATGGGTTACTGTGGGTTAAAATCCCACTATCAATCTTTTAACAAAAAAACAAATGGAAAATTTAGAAAAAATAATAACAACAAAAGATGAATTAAAACAATATAAAAAGGAATTTGAAGAATATTTTAGTAAAGAAAGTAAATTTATATATGTTCAAGATAGTGGATTATTATTTAAAGATAATAAACCAACATTATATTATAAACAATTACCACAAGCTTGGTCTGAACAATTAAATGTAATTAAGATTCCAACACAATCTAGTTATCAAGTTGTAGCGAAAATTTTATATAAGAAATGAGATTAAGTTTTAGTAGATTGAATTTAAAGCGAAGTTGTGAATTAAATTATTTTTTTAATTATATTCAAAAAGCCAAACCTAGTGATATTGTTGAAGAAAAATATGGAGTTTTTGGTAGTGTTTGTCATGACGCAATAGAAAACATAAATAAATTTAAATCTATTTTTGAAGCAGTAAATCATTATTGGTTAAAACAATCAGAAGTTCTTGAAACTATGAAAATACAAGAAGCCTATGATTTTGTAGAATTTTGTGTAAATTATGATTTTGGTTCTGAAATATTACAAAATGAAATGAAATTGGAATGGGAATTTATGGGATATAAATTTGTAGCTTATATTGATAGAGTTCTAAAAGACCATACAGTAATTGATTGGAAAACATCAACATATAAACCAAAGAAAAAAATTGAATATGAAACTCAAACATTATTTTATAGTTGGGCATATTGGAAAGTTTTTGGAATTGTTCCACCTCAATCTATTGTAGTATTTGGTAAAGCTAAAAAGGTTTTTCCTAAAGTTCCAACACTTGAAATTTTACAAGAATTTGAAAAAGAATTTGAAAAAGAATTAATTGAGCTTGAAACCAAAACAAAAAATAATAATTTTATTTCTATTAGAGAAAAAAGAAACACAATAAAATTACAAGAAGAATGTTTTTTCTGTAAATATAAAAAATTATGTCAAATTAATTTAAATATGAAATCAGTTGAAAAAATAATATTATCTTATGATTATTATAATTGTAAAATTGAAGGATGTATTGACCCAGTTTTATTTAAAGTATTTAATGATGAATTTTCATATACTATGGATAATGCACATTTTGCAATTAAAACAATGAGAGCAAGAGGAAATAAAACATTTGATGGAATAATTAGATTATTTAAATATAATGGTGTATTTCCTAGAGGTTTTTTAGAAAAAGCTAGAGAATTATTACAACAATATAAAGCTTATAGAAAAGATTCTAATATTATAATTGAAGAAAAAAATCTTCAGGAAAATTTTATATTTGAAGAATTTAATTATATAAAAAACCCAGATGTTAAATTAAGAAATTATCAAAATAAGGCAAATGATGAAATTCTAAAAAAAGATAGGTCAATCACTGAGATTTGTACTGGAGCAGGGAAAACTTTTATGGCTGCTGATATGATTTTTAGAAAAAAAATGAAAACATTATTTATTGTTGATGTTAAAATGTTAATGAATCAAACCAAATCAGAATTTGAATATTTTTTTCCTTTTGAAAAAATTGGAGTAATTTCTGAAGGTAAACAAAATTGGGAGAATATTAATGTTGCAACTATTCAAACTGTTGTTTCTTTAATAAATAAAAAAGATTCAGAATTTTTAAAAAATATATCTGAATGTGGAATAGTTATTGTTGATGAGGCACATTCAGCAAAAGCAAAAATAAGAAGAAAAAAAATTGTGACAGAAGATAAAACTTCAATAGTTATAAAGGAATCTTATTATCAAATATTATCAGATAATTGTTTTCCAAAACACTTAATAGGTTTAACTGGAACAGCATATTCAAATGGAAATGATTCTTTAGAATTATATAAAACATTTGGATTTCCTCATCATAAAATAACAACTAAAGAATTAATTGAAGAAGGATATTTAACATCACCACATATTGAATTTATTAAATATGAAACAAAAGATTTAATAATGAATGGAAATTATGAAGAAGTTTACAATCAAATCATTAAAGATGAAAATAGAATTGAATCTTTAAAAAAAATTGTTGAAAATCATCCACAAGAAAAAATTTTAATAATTGTTTCAAGGGTTGAACATGCTGAATTTATACATAAATTATTAGATTCAAAAATCATTCAAGGGAAGACATCCAAAAAAGATAGAGAACAAATTTTAAAAGAATTTAAATATGAAAATTTAGATATAATAATTGGAACAGCTCCACTTGTTCAAAAGGGTTTAAATATTCCTAATTTAGATGTTATAATAAATATATCTGGAAATAAAGGTCATATTATGACAATCCAAAGTTTAGGTCGTGTTTTAAGAAAATCAGAAGGAAAAGAAAAGGCTTATTATTATGATTTTCATGATTCACATTTTGCTATGATAAAACATACTAAAGAAAGAATAAAAGCTTTAAAAAATCAAGATTACGAGGTAATTATAAATGAAGTGTAAAAAATGTAATACATATAACGATTATACAAGGAAAAGAATATTTATTGAAGGTGAATATCAAAATATAAGAATTTGCAATATTTGTGGTACTGATATGTCGGATAAAAATTTTAAAAAACCAAAATATGATAGTAATACATTAAAAGAAATTGCAAAAAAATTACCAGGTTATAAAGATTATGAGTATAGAATGAAAAATAAATTTAAACAATAGATACATTTATAAATATGTATCTATATATATACTTATGGATGATAAAGAAATATTAATAAAACAATTAGAATCCGATAAAATGGTTATTGATAGGGCAAGAAAAAAACTTGATAAAAATAAACAAAAATCTGAATATAAAAGATTATCTGGAATTAAATTCAATTTAAATAAAAAGATTAAGGAGTTAAAAGGTGAATAATGATAAAAATATGTTATTAATATTATATCTAATATTATTGGTAATGATGTATATAATATGGTTCATGAAATTGGTAAATTAAAAATGGAAGAAAAAATTTTAGAAAGAGATTGGTATTATAAAGGTATTGTTTATTGGAACCAAGGAAAAGATTTAGGTCATTGTTTTGTGAAATTAAATGAATTAAATGAAATTATTGAAAATTTTTCATATATAGATAAAAAATTAGATTTATATGTTATAGGTGGAAATTATCATATTGAAGTTACAAGAAATGAAGATGGTAATGCAAAAACTATATATAAAAGAATTTTAAATGAGGGAAATTTAATTGATTTTAAAATAGTTCAAAAGTGGAGAATTGAATCTCTTGAAAGTAAAGAAAAACAAAAAGAATTTAGAAATTCACAAAAATTAATTAAAGAATCACATAATATTGAAAATATGAAATTAAAAGATTTGAAAGATTATACAAATAAATCATGGCAAAATAGAGATTTGGTTTTAGCCTGGATTTTAAAATATTTACAATAAAATGAAAACAATAGTAAGAGTTAAAGAAACACCAACAGGTGTTAGGGTTAAGAAAAGAATTGATGGTGAAATTAAATTTGAAGACATTGAATTTAATAATTATTTTTATATTAAAAAATCTGATTATGAATTATTTAGAGATACGATTCAAGAAGAATCTAAACATATTTTAGGAATTGCTGAATGTCCTGAAAAAGATGCTGTTAAAATAATTTTTATTGATAATTTTTCAAGATATAAATTAAAATCTAAATTTGAAATATTAAAAATTCCATTATATGAAGCAGATTTGATGGCCAATAAAAGATGGTTGATTGATACTAAACCAGAAATGAATTCAAAAGGTTTAAAATGGCTTATGTATGATATAGAAACAAAAGATGATTCACCATTTGAAAAGGATATGATGGGAGCAATTATTGCAATGGAACCAGTTTTATGTATTGCATATAAAGATATAGATGGAAATCAATTTTTTATTAAAAATGAAAATTTAGAAAATCCAATTGAGGGAGAAAAAAAATTACTTAAATTACATGATGAAATAATAACACATTATGATATTATTTTAGGTTGGAATTCTAAAAGATTTGATGATACTTATATAAAACAAAGAAATGAATTACATGAAATTTCTAATTATAATTGGGATTTTATAAATCAAATTGATTATAAAGAATTAGTTGAGAAATATTTATTCCCAAAAATTCCTAGTTATTCTTTAAATAATGCTTCAAAAAGTATTTTAAATGATACTAAACTTGAAGGTTTTAAAGCTGGAAAAGGAAATGTTTTGAAACATTGGAGGATGTCATTTGATGGAGATAATACACTTGAAAAATATAATGAACAAGATGTTGAATTAATGTTTAAAATGGAACAGAAATTAAATTTTATAACTTTAGCAATGAATCAAGCAGATATTGCTGGATGTCAAATTCAAGAAACTCTTTATAATTCTGAAATCTGGGATATGATTTTATTAAAAGAATATGATATAAAAAATTTATTATCACCTACAAGACCATCTAAAGAAGAAATTGAAAAAAGAAAAAAAGATTTTTATGTTGCTGGTGCTTATACTTTTTGTTTAAATCCTGGTGTCCATGAAAAAGTTTTTGTATTTGACTTTAAAAGTTTTTATCCGACAACTGTTACAGCTTGTAATATTTGTAATACAACATTATTAAATGGTGTTGATATAATAGAGGCTGGAGAATTTAAAACTACAATTCCTTCTGATATTCATCAGGTGAATTTACAAACTACCAAAAGTCCATTTCTTATGGACTTGAAAAAAAATGAAGTATCTAATTGTGAAACCATTAAAATAATTGAAATGGATAAAAAATCAGCTAAATTACAATTTAATGAAAAACATTTCACAAATTCAAAAAGAGGAATACTTTCAGAAATTATGGATTTATATATTTCAAAAAGAGATGAAACAAAATATTTAGCAAAAATTGAAAAGGATGAATTCAAAAAGAAAGAATTGGATTCAATACAAAATTCATATAAAACCCTTGCAAATTCAGGCTATGGGGCAATGGGAATGGTTGGATTTAGATATTTTAATCAAAATATTGCGAATGCTATTACACAATTTTGTAGGTATGTAATTAAAGAATGTATTTGTATTGCGAGTGAAATGGGTTTTAAAGTTATTCAAGGTGATACTGATTCTATAATGTTTATTAATGTTGAAAATAAACATACAGAAAAAGATTTGGAATATGAGTTTTATAAACAATTTGATGAAATTGCAAAAAGACAAAATATTGAATCAAAAAAATTTGAATTAGTGAATCCTAAAACAAAAGAGAAAGAAGAAAAAAATCATTTTATTGTTTTTGAACATGAAAAAACTTTTAATAAAATGATTTCAATTAAGAAAAAAAATTATGCTGATTTAATGATTGAAATGGATAAAGATGGAAATCCAATTGGAGAACCAAAAATATCAATAACTGGTTTAGAATGTATAGCAAAAGATACAAATCCACTTGCAAAAGAAATGCAAAAAACTTTAATAGATAATATTTTAAATGATACATTTTCAGAATCAATATTTTTAAAAGATATTAATATGATAAAATTAGAATTACAAAATAATGTACTTGATACAAAATATTTAATTATGCAAAAATCATTAAATAAAAATCCAGAAGATTATGGACAACCTATGATTGATTCTAAAACTGGATTACCAAAATTAAGAAAATCAGATGGAATGCCAATGTTTTCACCAATTCCAGCGCATGTAAAATTGGCAAAAGAATTAATTAAAAAAGGTCATGATATTTATGTTGGTGATGAAATCACATATATAGTGAAAGAGCAAGGTCCAATAGTTCCAATTTCTATTGAGGATTATATTGATGGGGAAGATTTTGATAGAGAATATTATTGGGACAGAATAATAACACCAATCATGAAAATATTATTTATTACACATCCTAATTTAATTTTAGATAATCCAGAATTATGGACAATGAAAGAATTAAATGAAAAGAAATTAGAAAAACATATTGAAAAATTAAAAAAGAATTGTTTAAAAGATGAATGAAGAAGATATTTTAAAATATTGTTTAAAAGAGGCTTGTGATAAATGTAGAATGTTAAATTATAGAATATCTATTGAAAAATTACTTGAACAAGAAATAAATAGTTTTATAAATATAGAAGTACTTAAATATATATAAAAATGGAATATTTAAAAGTAAAAGATTTAGGAAAAGATGGAAAAATTTTAGCACCAGCAAAAGTTGGTGATGTTGGTTATGATGTTATTGCAACAGAAGATTGTTATATTGGTTTAAATGATAGACATAATATGCCATTAGGAATTGCAATAGAAATTCCATTGGGATATGTTGCAATTATTCAAGCAAAATCTGGAAGAGCAAAAAAAGAAGGAATAACAACAATTGGAAATATAATTGATTCTGGATATAGAGGAGAAATTCATGCAAATATTGTAAATACTGGATTAACACCAATAGAAATATCTAAAGGTGAAAAAGTAGCACAAATTTTATTTCATAAATGTTATACACCAGAAATTCAAATAGTTTCAGAATTATCTGAATCAGAAAGAGGGGATAAAGGTTTTGGAAGTACTGGTTTATATTGTGAGGATAAACAATGAAATTTAATTTAATTATTGAAGGTTGTGATTGTACTGGAAAAACAAGTTTAATAGGACAATTAATGAAATCATTAAAATATAAAAATGTTATAAAATGCTCTAATCAAGAAAATAAAAAAGAAGGAAAAAAATTTAATGAAGATTTGGTTAAATTTATGAATATCGAAAAAAGTGTTATTTTTGATAGGGCAACTTTATCCGAAGATATTTATCCTGAAATTATGAAAAGATATAAAATTAATTATATGAGACAATTAGAAAAAAAGGTTTTAAATCATAATATTTTAATTGTTTTAACTGTTGGAAATGATGAAATCTTAAAAAAAAGATTTGATGGTGAATATATAACAGAAAAACAATTATTAAAAATTAGAGATAGATATGAAAAATTATTTCCAAAATTAAATTATAAACATAAAATTCTAATTGATACATCAAATAAAAATACTAATCAAATTATAAATATAATTTATGATTATATCTTAAAAAATTGTGAGGTTAATTAAATGTTTTATTATACTTTAGATATAATTTATAAAAAAATTATTAGGGAATTACTAGAACAAAAACCTATATTAAATGAAAGAACAAAAGTTGAAACCAAATCATTATGGGGAGTAAATTTTGATTGGGATATGAGTTTTTATCCATTATTAGATTGTAGACAAATGTTTCCAAAAACAGGTGCTGCTGAATTGGCATGGATGTTGAGAGGAACAAAAAATATTTCTTTTATTAGAAAATATTCTAAAATTTGGGATAAATTTACTGATGATGATAAACCTAATGAAATTAAAACAGCATATGGATATAGATGGTCACATGCTTTTGGTTATGACCAAATAAATAATATAATTGAAAAATTAAAAAAAGACCCTAGTTCAAGACAACAAATTTTATTAAATTGGGACCCTAGAACAGATAATATTGAAAAGGCAAAAAATATCCCATGTCCATTTGCTATTGTTGTTGGAATAATTGATGGAAGATTAAATCTTCATTTAACTGTTAGGAGTCAGGACTGGATGATAGGATTCCCTTATGATATTTTAACTTATACTTTATTAGGTAATGCTTTGGCGAATTCTTTAAATATTCCAGTTGGAAAATTACATTATAGTATTGCTAATTGTCATATTTATGAAAATCATTTTAAACAAGCAAAAAAAATAATTGAATCTAAAAAATTGGGATTACATAAAATTTATATTATAAATAATAATTTTACAATTGAAGATATAAGAGAAATGTCACATGATTATGTTGATATTATTGATAAAGATTGTTTAGAATCTGGATATAATATGGAAAAAGAAAGAATGGAGTTTGATATTGTCCAATGAAAACAATTATAATGTTAAGTAATGATGGATTTTTTGCACATGAAGATGGCTCTCTAAATTTTGGTTGTAAAGAAGATAAAATATGGTTAAGAAAACAAATTAAAAATAAATGGATTTTAGTTGGATATAATACATTTATTTCTATTAAAAATTACCCAAAATTATTATCACTTCCAGATAGATGGATTGTAGTAACTACAAAAAAAGTAAATTACACAAAATTAAATAATGTTATGTTTGTTAAAAAAAATGATATTAAAAATTATAAAATTGATATAAATTTTGGTGGAATACAAACAATAAAAGATTTCAAATCAGATAGAATTATTGTTAATAGAATGAATAAAAAAATTTATATAGGTCTTAAATTTCCAAAAGAAATTTTTAAGGATTATATTTTACAAGAAATAATCACTTTTGAAAATTATAAAAGAGAAATATGGGATTTAAAATGAATAAAAGACATTTAAAATTATATAAAAATATTGCAAATTTAATCATGGATTGTTCAGCTGATAAAAAGAAAAAGGTTGGTGCAATTCTAATAAAAGACGGTAGAATTTTGGCTACTGGATATAATGGACAAATTCCAGGTGAAAAACATATTCCAATTGAAAGAAATGGGAAAGATATTTCAACTGTACATGCTGAACAAAATGTTTTATGTTTTTGTGCTAAAAATGGAATATCAACAAATGATTGTGAATTAATAACAACATTATATCCATGTAATGATTGTACTAAATTATTAATTCAAGCAGGAATTAAAAGGATTTATTATATTGAAGAAAAAAATATAGGAGATAATATTTTTAAAAAATTCATCAAAATTAAAAAATTAAAATGACTAAACAAATAACAGAGGAAAAATTTAAAGAAGATGTTGAAAAACTTGATGGATTTTTTGTTGAAAAACTTCAAGTAAATCCATTTGCTTTTACTGATGTTTCAGCTGATTATTTAATACAAAATGAAAAATTTGATATATTATGTGAAGTTAAAGAAATTAAAATGAGGAATAGAAAAACAGAACCAAAATTTACAATTTCAAGATTAACACAAGAAAAAAAATTATGGGATTGGGAACATAGATTTCAAAGAAATAAATCATTTATATTTTTTTGTTTTTGGGATACAAATAAAAAAAAATCTAATTCTTATTTAGTTTCAATTTTGGCATGGATTAGATTAAGAAGAATTTGGATAAAATCAGATATAACACCTGAAGAATTTGAACAAGAATTTTATTTATATAAAGTTAAATTAAATAATAATGTTTGGCAATTAGATTTTAATTAATAATCATTTATATTAATACTTTTCATAGAATATTTATCTTTTAAATAATAATAATTTTCTGAAATTGACAAACTAGTATCAATCTCACTTTCGTCAACTGTTATTCCACAATTTTTTTCTAATAACATTTTAACACCACCAATAATAAATAATGGTGAATATTTTTTATTCATTTTATATTAAAAACCAATTTTTGATTTCTTTCCAATCCCCATCAATTAATGTTTTTTCAAATTTATTATCTTTCCCCCAAATTTGTCCTGTCCCAGATAATTTTTTTTCTTTAACTAATTTTTTTATATGGTCATATCCAGTTGTTGGACAAATTGTATAAATAACATCTCCGGTTTCAATATCACAAATTCTAAAATCGTCATATAAACTTCCTTGTAATGGACAATTATTCTTAAAAAATACATAACATTTTTCATTGTCAAATTTTTTAGATTCACTAATTTGTTTTAATTTTTTTAATAATATTACTGTTTTATTTGGTAATGATGAATCATTACAAAACCAATCATACCATAACTCTTCTGTTAATTCTGGAATTTTTCCAGCCTCAAAATCTTTTAATATTTCGTTTATATTTCTTTCCATTTTTCTCACTCTAGGATATAAATTCATATGTTTCCATATTTTTGTTTTTTCCATTTTAGTCACCCACTTATATATATTTATGTACTTCCATATTTATAAAGTTTTCTATTTTAAAATGGAAAGCTTTATAAATATGGAAGTATATGTATACATATCAAAGGGTGATAAAAATGACAGATTTACAAGAAGTTGCAAAAACAATAGTTAACCAAATAATGACTATAGACAAATGGGCTTTAGCTGCCTGGGGATATAATAAACCTATGGTATATACTAAAGATAATAAACCAACATTAGGATTTAGATGTAGTGGGACAAAAGTTAGAAAAGGTGGATTTTGTGAAATTAGTTTAAATGAAGCACAAGATTTATATGAAGTTAGATTGTTTAGAATAATTGGTTTAAATCAAACCACATTAGGAGCAAAAACAGAAGTTTTTTGGGAAGATTTAGTAAGTGTTTGTGATGAGTTAATTGGGTAAAATGGTAGATTATAAACAAATAGCAGAATTAAAAATTAAAATAGAAGATTTAAAATTAAAAATTAATATTTTGAAAAGAGATAGAAATAATAATAAACTTAA